GATCCAGACATGGAAGAATTACCAACAGATTATACTGCTGGTGTAGACTTCCGTTTAAACAAAACTAGTAAAGGTGGTTATGCAGACTACGGCACAAGTAATTGGGCACGTAGAGATCGTCCATTGAACGATGAAGAAATGGCTGCAATTAACACACACGGTTTGTTTAACTTGTCAGACTTCCTTCCTAAGAAGCCAGACGCAACTGCTGTAAAAGTAATGCAAGAGATGTTTGAAGCGTCAGTAGACGGTGAAGCATACGATGCAGATCGTTGGAGTCAGTACTTCCGTCCAAGTGGCATGCAAGCACGTACAGGCGATCCACAAAAAGCAGCAAGTGCAGGCGCAACTGCAACTAGCCAAAGTGCTCCAGCAGTAGAAGCAGCACCTTTTGAAGCAGATGTTAAAGTAGCTGAAGCAGCTATTGCGGCACCAGCGGCAGAGGCGGCACCAGCAGCCGGCGGCGGCGCAAGCGACATTCTAGCAATGATCCGCTCACGTCAGGCGTAACTACCTGCAAAGTAGGGGAGTAACTTCCCCTACTTATTACAGCTTTAATAGGAGAATTTAATGGCTAAGTCATTTGACGTTAGTAAGTTCCGCAAGGACTTGACTAAAAGTATCTCAGGCATGAGTACTGGATTTAACGATCCTACTGATTGGATCAGTACAGGATCATATGCACTAAACTATCTTATCTCAGGAGACTTTCATAGAGGAGTTCCGCTAGGTAAGGTTACTGTGTTTGCAGGTGAGTCAGGAGCAGGTAAGAGTTATTTCTGCGCTGGCAACATTATCAAACACGCACAAGAGCAAGACATCTTTGTAGTACTAATTGACACAGAGAATGCACTTGACGAAAGTTGGCTACAAGCATTACAAGTAGACACAACTCCGGAGAAGTTGCTCAAGCTAAACATGTCAATGATTGATGATGTAGCAAAAACTATCTCAACATTTGTTAATGACTATCGTGCAATGGATGAAGCAGATCGTCCTAAAGTATTGTTTGTAGTTGACTCGTTGGGTATGTTACTAACACCTACTGACGTTGATCAGTTTAACAAGGGTGATATGAAAGGTGATATGGGTCGTAAGCCTAAGGCATTGACTTCACTTGTTCGTAACACAGTTAACATGATTGGCTCATTAAACGTTGGACTAGTATGTACTAACCACACATACGCATCGCAAGATATGTTTGACCCAGATGATAAAATTAGTGGCGGCGCAGGCTTTATCTATGCATCAAGTATTGTTGTTGCAATGAAAAAAATGAAGCTAAAAGAAGACGAAGACGGTAATAAGATCTCAGAAGTTATGGGCATCCGTGCTGGTTGTAAAGTAATGAAGACTCGATATGCAAAACCTTTCGAAGGTGTGCAGGTTAAGATTCCTTATGAAACTGGTATGAATCCTTATAGCGGGCTAGTTGAATTGTTTGAGAAAAAGAACTTGTTAGTTAAGCAAGGTAATCGACTCAGGTATACTAATCTAGCAGGCGAAGAAGTTCTTGAGTATCGTAAGGCATGGATGGTCGGCGGCAAGCTTGATCAGATCATGATGGAATATAACGAAAAAATGAAGCCTGTGGTAAATACCGCTGAGGTGGACGGCGAAGCAACTGTTGATCAAATTGAGGAAGCAACTGCAAATGAATGAAGAACACATCAGTGACATCTGGACAATGTTTAAAGAATACACAGACAAGAAACAAGTAGAGCTTGTTGCCGAAAAGTATGTTGATCTATTAGCAGACTACGGTGTTAGTGATGAGACTTTTAAAGAAGTTATCGGTACTGATGGTCCTTTAGACGAAGCTATTAGTTATTATCTAGACTTAGATAATATTGATGACGAAGAAGAAGAGTGGGATGAGTAATGGGCTGGTATAGCGAAGTATCACGAGATATATCTAAGATACCGAGTGCTGTACAGTTCTTTGAAGATGAGCTGATACAAGGTCGATTTGATGTAAAGCTCAAAGGCAATGTTGAACGTGCCGCAGCAGAAATGCCCGGCATTGTTGAACAGCGTTTTAATCAGCTTCAAGAGATTGAAGCAATCCTGCACTACTTAAATATCGAGCTACGTAGATTGCGTAGCTCGTACTTTAAGAAATATCTTGAAAACTACCAACGAGCTCTGTCAAGCCGTGACGTTGAAAAATACGTAGACGGTGAGGCAGATGTTGTTGACTATGAAAAGATTATCAACGAGTTTGCTCTAATGCGCAACAAGTGGTTAGGACTCTTAAAAGGTCTTGATCAAAAGCAATGGCAGATTACAAACGTTGTTAAGCTCAGAGTTGCTGGAATGGAAGATGCAAGTTTGTAAATACATGTATGAAAACACGTATTATACGGCTTGAAGGAAATGAACACTCGTGTGAGATGGCTAAAGATTGTTATGATCAAGCTATTTTGCATGGGTTATCTCCGTCTTATTTTAAAGCAATTAACGGCAATAATGTAGCAGAGCATTACGAAAAGACTGGCATACATCCAAGAAGAAAAATGAAAAAAGGCCGCCTAGGAGTATTAGGATGTTTTTTTAGTCATTACTATCTGTGGCTAGAGTGTATGCAAACTAATACCCCCCTTGTTATCTTAGAACATGACGGCTACATGTTAAAGCCGTTACCTGAAAACATATTACATACATTTGAAGATGTATTAAAACTAGATAGGTGTGATCCATTTAGTAACAGATATAATAAAATACTCGATCTTGAATCAACTCTTGATTTGTCAATAGAAAAATATGTAAATTTAGAAAATAAGAATCCTGTTAAAATTGGTACTGGAAACTATTTTAAGGGTGCATACGCATATATAATAAAACCAGCGGGCGCAACAAAGTTAATAAAAAATATTAGACAAAACGGCCATACCCCTGCTGATCAACAAATTGGCGACTGGATTGTAGACACTCGAACAACTGTTCCTAGTCTTGCAAGATTGCATCCGTTTTATGCAATTGGTTCAAATATTAAACAAACTAGTTTAACTAGAAATTTAGGAAAACAATAATGTCAAAAAAATTAAGAAAAGCTATTGCTTCTGGCGCAGTAGAAAACACAATGGAAAAAAGAGATCATTGGTTTAACGAATACCATGACATGCCTGAGTTAGGTATTACTGGCACACGTAAAATTAATGACAGAATTGCACATTACAATCAAGACGATTTTAAAGGCGCTACTGCTATTGACCTAGGATGTAATATGGGACAAATGTCCTTCCAGGCTGAGAAGTGGGGAGCAGATGTTATTGGTGTAGAATTTGATTCTAATGCAATTGCTAATGCATTGGAAATTAAAGAGAAAATAGGTTCTAACGTAAACTTTGTAGTTGACGATTTAGACAGTAATTTCTTTTGGAATAGTATTCCTAAAATTGATGTTGTTATGTTCCTAGCAGTAATTGACACAATTGAACTTGATAATAGATATGGGATACTATCTAAAGCATGTGCAAAAACTAACAAAGTAATGTACTTTGAAGGACACGGCAAAGCACCAGTAAGTAAGTACATGAAAAACATTGTTGACTATACAGACTTTTCACAAATTATATACAAAGGTAATACACCTACTAAGCGTCCGTTCTTTAGATGTACTAGAGACACGCTAACAAGTCAAGAATGTGTACAACAAATTATAGATTCAAAATATAATAAAATTGCAGTAGTAGGAAAATCATTTTCAGGAAAAACTTATATTAGAAAGCATTTACAACAGTTAGAACATAAGTTTACTATTGTAGACGACTTGCTACTTGATCCTGTTAAGGGCCAAGAAAACACAAGAATTGACGTAGCGGACTTAAATAACATTGACAAGTTTGTGCTTTTTGATTACAGAGGTTTGGAATATTATCCAGATGTTGATGTAGTGTTTTTTGTAACGCCAAGTATGGAGTTAATTGGACAAACACGTAAAGAAGTAAAGAAGAATAATAAATCAAAGCCTTTGATTACACCTTCAATTAAAAGTTTTGAAAATGTAAAAGAAGTGTATACTGTTAAAAACTTACTAGGAAACTAAAATGAAAATTAAGTCAGCAAAAAAACTAGGTATAAAATTCCATTACAGATGGAGCACACATCAGCCTGTAACTAACACAATGTTAGAAGTACTGAAGCCTGAATTAGTCGTTGAAATAGGCACTGGTAGATATTCGTCTCCAGGATTACTAACATCAAATGCATTAAAAACAATTCATATTGATAACGAGCCAGGATGGATTGATCTAGTTAAAAAAGAAAATGCTGAAATAATAACTGACAAAAATGAATTTAGAATACACGATATTATTCCTTTAGGAATTCCAAGTTTAAAAGTATTGCCGGCAGAATTAAATCCAATGCAAAAAGAATCTATTGATAATTACCATACCGAATTGGCTGCCGAAATTAAAGCAATGAATTATAAGTCTACTATGATTTTTACAGACGGCTTTGCTTCATGTAGGAAATCATCTGTAGACATACTAACAAGTGGTGTTGATTCAATGATCTTCCACGATGCAGAAAAACCAGCAGAATACGGATATGATAACCTTAATAAAGACTTGTATATCACACACGACGAATACTTACTAAAAACTGCAATGACGTACACTGGATTTTTTGTACGCAAGGGTATTATTACGTTTGAAGATTTAAAGGTAGTTATGGACAAGCATGTTAATGTGTATGTTGAAAGTTTAGGTATTTCTAAGGACGGAATTGAATTAATCCAAATGCCAGTGAAGCAATAAACTACGCACATAAATATCTACATGAGCAAAGTAATTTTAGTTACAGGTGGATTCGATCCGCTACACAGTGGGCATATTGCCTATTTTAAAGAAGCAAAGAAATTAGGCGATCGATTAGTAGTTGGCCTAAATTCAGATGAATGGTTAGAGCGTAAAAAAGGCAAAGCATTTATGCCTTGGAATGAGAGACTATGCATTGTAAACAATTTACAAATGGTAGACGAAGTTTTTACATTTATGGACGACGATGATAGTGCTATAAATTTTATAAAACAAGTTAAAGCACATCACCCTAAGGATCATTTAATTTTTGCTAATGGCGGCGATAGGACAGAAAAAAACATTCCAGAAATGTCCGTTGAAGGTGTTGAGTTTGTATTTGGTGTAGGTGGTGGCAATAAAGCTAACAGCAGCAGTTGGATACTAGACGAATGGAAAACACAAAAGACTGAGCGTGATTGGGGTTACTGGCGTGTACTAGATCACAAGCCTGCACAAGGTTACAAAGTAAAAGAACTTGTAATTTATCCAGGCAAATCACTTAGTGATCAAAGGCACTTCAAACGTTCAGAGCAATGGAACATACTAGAAGGTGTAGTTGACATGCAAACTGAGTGGAACGGAAACGTATCTAATCTAAAATTAAAGCCACACGGAATGCCATATGAAATTGGCAAAGAAGTTTGGCACTTAGCATCTAACACCGGTACAGAAAATGCACACATCCTTGAAATACAATGGGGTGACGAGTGCATTGAAGAAGATATAGAAAGAAGAACATGAAAGTATTTGTAGGTTACGACACAAGAGAAGATATAGCATATCAAGTGTGCAAGCACAGTCTTGAGGCACGTAATAAAGATGTAATTGTAAAGCCTTTAATACAATCTAAACTTAGAGATGCAGGATGGTATACTCGTCCTATAGACAAACTTGCAAGTACAGAGTTTACATTTACTCGATTCCTTATACCTGAACTTACTAACTTTAGTGGATGGGCATTGTTTTGTGACAGTGACATTATCTTTTTAGATGATGTTAAGGAATTATTTGATCAAGCAGATGACAAGTATGCAGTAATGTGTGTTAAGCACGACTATGCACCTAAAGAAGGTATTAAGATGGATGGACAAGTGCAAACAGTTTATCCACGTAAGAACTGGTCAAGTGTAATGTTGTTTAACTGTGCGCATCCTAGTAACGCTACTCTTGATATGGATTTGGTTAATGAACCGGAAATTAACGGAGCCTACTTACATCGCTTTAGTTGGTTAGAGGATGAAGAGATCGGCGAACTAAGTCATGAATGGAATTACTTAGTTGGACATTATACAAGTGGAAGCCCAAAGGCTTTACACTACACAGAAGGCGGACCGTGGTTTGAAAATTATAGAAACTGCGAGTTTCATACAGAATGGAAGCAAGAATTACAGGATATGATGAATGGGTAAAACAGCGCCAATTGAAATAGCAGCAATAGATAGCGTAGGAGGAAACAACTATGCAAAAAAAGGACATCCTTACGATCCTTATCTAGCTAGTATACTACGGGGAATTGCAGAACATCCTGATACACTATCTACAATTGAATCTAATTGGGAAAAGGAAGAAGAAACTTCTAGTATGCTTCTCATAAGAGGTCTTGGCGGCGGTAGCCAAAAAGCAGTTAAACGATGCTGGGAAATAGGCAGGGAATTTTACGCAGTTGACACTGGATACTTTGGCAACGGCAAACATAAAAGTTGGCATCGCATTACACACAACGCACTGCAAAATATGGAAGAGATGGTTAAGCGTGATTTTGAAAGACTAGCTCTACAATTAAAAGTTGACTCATGGGATGAAATTTTTAAACCATTTACTGGAGGTAGAAAAATACTTGTGTGTCCTCCTAGTAACAAAGTTATGAACATGTTTAATCAGCCAGACGCTGAAGAGTGGACTACTAACCTAGTAGAAAAATTAAAAGAATTAACTGATCGTCCTATTGAAATTAGAATGAAGCCTATTAGAAGTCAACGAGTTACTGGTTCAACTATCCAAGAAGCATTACAAAACGATATACATTGTTTAATTACATATAATAGTATTGCTGCAACAGAAGCACTAATGGAAGGTAAGCCTGCATTAACATTAGGTCCTAATGCAGCGCAATTAATTTGCGAAACAGATCTTGCAAATATCAACAATCCACGTATACCAACTGAAGACGAAATGTATGCATTCTTAACGCACTTATCGTACTCTCAGTTTACGCAGCCCGAAATGGAAGATGGTACTGCTTGGAAAATATTACGTGGAGAAGATGTATGACTATAAATGTAGCAAGTTATTTAATGGGTATACCTCCAGGGAATAAAAATCCAGAGAAGCCTAAAATTATTGTAAACTTTATTGAAGGTGTATGGGCTGCTGGAGACAAAGGAGAAATTGTTTGCGACTATAACCCAATCGATGCAGATGTAGCCGTTGTGCAAGGATTTGTACATCCAGGCAGTAAGCAAGGACAACACTTAACATTACGCAAAGAAGTATTTGACAAGCAACAGCGCGACGGTAAACGTAGTATTATTGTTGATGCTAATTTGTTTTTATATGCCGACAAAGGAAATTCTAACCAATTTTTACGGTATAGTTATGATGGTGTATTTCCTAGTACTGGTGAATACTGTAATGATAATCCTGATCCTGCACGATGGGATTTAATTAGTAGTCGATTAGATATTAAGTTAAAGCCTCGACAGACTACAGGCAACGATATTTTAGTATGCTGTCAACGTGACGGTGGATGGAGTATGAATGGCGAAGCGTTAATGCCGTGGCTAATTAGGACTATACAGCAGATTAGAAAAAACAGTGATAGAAGAATTGTAGTTAGATTTCATCCAGGTGACAAAAATATTCTTAACCATAAGCGTATGATAGCAAGATATCGATTACCTAATATAATAGTAAGTCATGCAGAGCATATATTACAAGACTTTGCTGCCGCATATTGTGTTGTAAATCTTAATAGCAGTCCAACGATAGCAGCAGCAATCGAAGGTATTCCTACTATTGTGTTAGACCCCAGTAGGAGTCAGGCAGCTGAAGTATCCCACCATGTATTATCAGATATCGAAAAATTAAAAGAGTTTGATAGAGAGGCATGGATACGTAGAATGGCACAAATGCATTGGACACTAGGCGAACTTAAAGACGGAACAGCATGGAAACATCTAAGGAAATGGGCAGTAAAATGAGCAAACAAATAACAGTACTAACAACATTTCACCCAGCAGGATTGTCAAAATACGGACAACGTATGATTGATAGTTTTGCATTAAACATTGACAAGCGCATTAAGTTGTTAGTGTATGCAGAAGATTGTAAGCCAAACAATCCTGATCCAAGCCGCATTGAGATATTAGATGCAAAGGCAGCATTGCCTAAACTAAATGCATTTAAATCAACATGGGGACACATTCCTAAGGCTAACGGTGACATTACTAATGAGCCTCAGCGCCACACACGCAAGGATTGGATGAAGCAATTCAAATGGGACGCAGTTAGGTTCGCCAATAAAACATACGCTGTGTATGACGCTGTACAGCGTTCTAAGGACTGGTGTGTGTGGATGGACGCGGATACATATGTGCATAGTCCTTGGACGTACGAAGACTTCGCAGCTCAGTTGCCAGACACCTCTTGGATCACATATGTAGGCAGAGGCAAAGGATCACAGACATGGCCAGAGTGTG